GACTCTGGTTCTATGTGCCTCAAATGTCTGTAGCCCTGAAATCTTCTTGATGATTTCTTCCTCAATCGTCAGGCGCTCCTTACCCAAGACTTTGGCAAAGCCTGCCCAAGAGATACCTGACCAAACAACGGCGGCGCAACGATTACATATGATGGGTTTGAAATCTCCAGTCATATATTCCTTTGGGGTGACTGGTCCACTGTTCCCCGTTCCCCTCTAAAGAGGGGGAACGGAGGAACAGTTTGGCCACTCTTGTCGGTGGTGTTCCCGAAAATAGTCGGGAACAGTTCGGGAACGGAGGAACAGTTAATCATTTGAATTCCAAGCCTTTACATCATTTGCAAAGAAATCGGATTGATAGCCATAAAGATACTTCTGCCCATCCTTGCGATGGCTGATATGACCAGCGCTGACTAGGCTATCCATCACGAACTTCAACTCTTCATTGTTCATTCCATTGCCTTCACTTCTCAACTGTTCAGCAATCTGATTTCTACCCATCTCATAACCGTGTCGGCGAAGAAGGTCACAGATTGCTTCCATCTTCTGGTCCCTTGTAGATATTTTCACCGTTCCACCTGAAATGGAAACTGTAATGCCACCATCGGCGACAGAGCGCAGATTCACAATGCCAAGGGTCTTGGCGTCGGGGCAGATGGCACGGACAAAGCCAGGTCTATCTTTAGTGACGGTCAGAGACAGGGCGCCGTCAATGCCACGGCCAAATGGCTGCTCAACCGCCACACTGACAGCGACCCCATCAATATCTGCTCTCTTGGCTTGCGCTCCGATGGCGTAATTGCCGCGAGTATCTTTGCTCTTAGTAACGTGGTCAATGGTCAAGATGCCAGAGCCAAAGGTTCTAAGTGGTCTAAGTATTGTCTGACTGAAATGAGTTGCATCTTTATTCTTCTCTAAATCCAGCCCCATTAGATTCATCGCTGCATTGACTCCATCAACAACGACCAGAGATGGCTTAAATTCAGCCAAGGATGCCATTAGCGCTTCTGATACCGCTGGTGTGTGGGGAGAATCTGGGTTTGCATAAAGGAATGCCTTAAATCGCTCTGTAGGCGTTTTCAGGGTCTTTAATCGGTTGAGGATGCCGCGAGCGCTATCTTCAAAATCAATATAAAAGACAGTGTTGCCAGCAAGTAATTCTTGGCGCACTGCTTCTAGTGCAACCCAAGTCTTTCCTGATTCTGATTCACCAAAGATGGCATTGATTTTGCCAGGATATAAAATGAAGTTGCCATCTTCTCTTTTCAGCATCGTTGGCTGGACATCGGCTTCAAGTTCATAGTCTCCGATTTCCTTTGGTATCCAAGATGAATCAACGATGACATTGCCTTCTTCATCGTGCATCTGCACACCTGATGGGTTGTAATCAGGCAGATTCAAGGCTTGCAATTCTTTGGTTTCACCGTATCCCAATTGGCGCAGGGCTTTGGCTGCTACTTTGAAATCACCTTGATGCTCAATCAAGGCGTAGGCAGCAAACTTTGAATATGAAGTCTCTGATTCAAATACTGATGATGTGGTGAAGCAATAGAACTTATCGGTGCCAGCGTGATTGGTGGTGGCACTGACCCCTTCGCTTTTTCCTGGTCTGCGCCAAGCGGTGACACCATCACGAGTGGTATAAACCTTTGTCCAACCTAGTGGTTCTAAAATTTGTGGCCAAGAGACTTTGCGATTGTAGTCATCACCTGGCGTTAGTGGTCCTTCTGGTTTTGTCTTAATTTCCTCTGCGATGTATTCGGCTTTTGGAATCTCATCAAACATTGAAAACAGATGGTGCAAGGCGTCGCGTTCTTCTCTGGTGATAGTGGGGATGGACGCAGGCCCGCCAATAAGCATTGTCCACGCTCCGCCTGACGGATGGCAGGAGCCATTCGTCGGTGCCACAATCACAACGCCGCCTTCGCCTCTTGTTTCGGCTAAGACATCTATATTGCCATTTTCTCCAGGGCGCCTGGCAAGTTTGGTATTGCCTGGAACTTCTCCATCAATGCGATAGAGCCAGTGAAGCCCGCCTGATGGAGTTGTCTCCACATAGCCTGCATTGAGTTTGTTCCATAAGTATTCAAGGCCAGAGTTCTTTGCAATCTCTGCAATGTCTAAGTGCATCTTTGCTGCTACTGCTCTGCCTTCAAGTTCTAACATCTCTAAGTTGCCAGAGACTTTCCCGCAAATGACTCCGACACCTTGCGCATCTGAAAACCAACGCATCAACTCATCGGTTGTTGGTCTGCGCTCTTGATATTGCTTCCAAGTATCAAGTCCTGGCCTCTTGCTTCCATCCGTTGCAACTGGCACTACTGAAATGCCAGTGTTGGCAAGTTGTAGCGCTCTAAGCAAGATGTCAGATTTCATATTGACCACCATCCCCGAATCGTTCCCCCTAGTGGGCAGATATTCCAATCTGCCTTTCCGTCTCTAATCCATTGCTGATGTAGTTCTCTTTGAAACTCAAAATCCGTTTCGTGGGTATCTCGCCCACAATCAGGACATATTGGTTTTCCAATATCTCGATAAATGTGCTGACAATTCAACTCTTGCCAGCCCATCCATCACCTTTGAAATGAATGGCAGGCGGTGTGAACTCCTTGCGCATTATCGAACCACAATGACCACAGTTAACTCTTGCTTCCATATCAAATGAAAATGATTGCAAAAGAATGTCACCGCAATCGCCACAAGTGAATTGATAAGTTGGCATAACTTCCTTTCGATAGTCCTTGCGTGGAACTGGTGGAATCGAACCACCACACATCTTTGACCCCGATGACGTGTCCCCCAGGCGTTCCGTCTTGGTTGGAAACGGAAGGGAAACCAACCAAGATTCTATTTATACTGGCTTTGCTCCTAGTTGCCCAAGCAGTGCCAGAACTTCTGGCGATAGATTGTTTGGGTCAACAGGCGCAGGCGCAGGCGTTGCCGCTGGCTTTGCTCCCGCATTGCCAAGATAGGCATTTGCCTTTGCTAGTGCTGCTGCATCACCTGTGGCATCAATGAGAATCCACGGCGCGGATTTGCCAGGCTTCGCGGTTCCCTGTCCGATACGGGCAAGGACCTTCTGACCTGTTTTACTCTTGAGAGCATTGCGTAGTGCGACATTGAACCAAAGAAGCGATGAATGCTCCTTGTTGGTATCAAGGTCAATGACGTTCACTTCGATTGCTTCTGCTTCTCCGTGAACGGTTGGAATACCTATCTTATATTCGATAGGTGAGATGATGAGCAAGTGATTCGCTAGGTCAGCGACTTTCACTGTCTCGCTTGCATTACTTGGTGCGACGAAGGCCATTCCCCCGACTCCATTTCTGTTAGTTGTTTTCTCTAACTCTATTCATTGCATCTTCTTCATTGTTTTTAGCAATGTCGTTGATTGTAGGTTCTTCATCAAATACAGCGATATAATCTTCTGGCAACTCATCTTCTGTTACTAACAGACAGATGTAGGCATCGCCACGGATGCCAAGGCATCTTGCAACTAAACGCAAAACTAAGGCTTGAAATCTATTCATTGAAGAGATTATCAATTTAGGCTTGGGTGTCACCGTTGCATCCTTTCGCTAAATCTTTGCTAAATGGTATGAAATATGGACACCAATTACAGTTCCGCGATGGCGCTGCTGGTATCACATTAAGCATTGTTGGATTGGCTTCTACATCTACCGTTGAAAGTAGCGTGTAAAGGTCATCAATGCGTGACAAGGCTTTCAATGCAACGCTCTCATCGTAATCAAAGAGTTCGCAGTGCATATCTTCTAAAGCCCCTGATGTTGGCAGATAGACCAGACCAACTTTGTTCACAGTAGCACCTGATTGGGCTTTACCGTAACCATAGAGTTGAATCTGGACCTGCTGTTGAATGGTCGCACCTTCACTGCGACGTTCTTTCAACTGATTGAATCCGACAGTTTTCCAATCCAGGACAATGCCACGGATGCTGTCAAATAAGTCAACAGTTCCCGATAGGTTTGCACGAATCACAACGCGCTGCTCAACTTCATAGCCTTCGATTTTGCCAAAGACTTCAGCCAAGTATGCGTGGATTGCAATGCCGACTTGGGCTGCCCAAGAGGAAGAGCCGCTTTCATTTGGCTTCTCCCAATCAAGCAGTTTGTAAGCCAACCTGCGTGAACATTCGTGTCCAATCTCTGAAGGACCGATGGCAATTTGCTTGCTTCTCGGCGACCAAGTTCCAGCCTGCACAATCAATTCTTTCAATTGTTGCGCAACTTGTTGACCTGGTGAAGATATTGATGCAAAGGTCATTCGTCATCCTCATCTTCCCAGATTTCTTCGTCTGGAATTGACGGCGTGATTGGAGTTATCCAAGGATTGTTGATGCTCATTGATTATCAATCAAAGAGAATCTGCGAGTCTGCTGAATTACTTCAAGCATCTCGATTACTTGTGGTGGCAAGATTTCTCTAGCCCGTTTGGTATCAAAGCGCTTAGATTCAATCTGGGTCCATCGGATGACGGTTTGACCATTATGAACCGCTTCCTCGCAATCGCCCAGAGCAGTCTCCAGGCGAGAGCGAGCAATATCGGCAACTTCTTGCCATTCTTTAATCTTGGCCAATGCTTCTCGGTATTGCTTTAGCCATTGAGCAGTGTTGTCATCTAAGACAACAACACCTTTTTCTATTTGCATTGACATAGTTACCCCCTAGTCATTTTTAGTACCAAGAATTGCGTTTGAAATGGGTCCAGGCAGCACAAGGGCCACCAGAACCATATTTTCTACCGATATACGCAAGCGTTGCTACAGTTTGTGCGACACCAGAATCAGAATGTTTCATTCCTAGATTCTTGTATGTTCCATCAAGCAACTGACCAATTCCACTGGCGCTGCTCTTAGGATTCTTGGCCTTTGGATTCCAAGCGGATTCCTTACCGACCAATTTTGTGAAGCAGGCGAACTGCTTCTTTGTTAGCAATTCCCGCGCTATCTCCTTCGGATTGACCTGCATAAGTGCTGGTCTTTCCTTGTAGATGACGGTGGCGGGTATTGCTGGCTGTGGTGCAAATGCAGCGTTGACTAATAGTGATGTCATTGCTGAAACCCCGATGATAATGGCGATTCCCCGCCACGTTTTTCGTCTGTTAGTTGTGATTGGATTTCTCCTTCCAATTTCACACCAGCACGCTTGAGAACAGTCGTTACATACGAATGCTCAAGATGAAGTGCTGCTGCGATTTCTTTTGGTGTGCAACCCGACCCGAACATCACACGGACCTTTTCCGCATAGTTGGCGCGTGGAGCATTCGCATAACGTGCGTTAAGCATTCGTTTGCGTTGCTCTGGCGTGAAACCCGCCCATATTCCATAGGGGATTTCGTTGTCGAGTGCATAGTCCAAGCACTCCTTTCGTTCGATACAGCCATCACACATCTTGCGGATGGCAGGGAGCGACGTTCGCTCTTCAGCACGCGATTCAGGAAAGAAGATGTTGGCATTTTCAATCTCTTTGCATTTGGCTCTTGGCAAGTTGGGGATGATGGGTATGAATTCAAAAAAATTCACAACCTCTCCTTCAGCCAGGAATCCAAATCCTGAACCACGAAAGCCTTCTCGATGGAAGAATTCCTGCGCTTGATAATTACAAACGCAGGTGGCGTCTCATCCAAGCCACGCGCTTTGGCGTAGTTCTTAGATTCAATAACCGCTTCTTCCCAGAAGGCAGGTAAAGAAATGGCCTTGCGGTTCTTCAACTCAAGGATATGAGTCTTGCCCGCGATGATGGCAACGATGTCGCCTTCGTCTGCAACCCCGCTGAGTCGTAATCTTTCCGCTAAGACGCCGCGAGAACGCAACCACTTGAGAACCGCGATTTCAAAGGCAGAACCTTTACGACCATTGGGGTTGGCCATTACTTTACCAACTCTAGTTTTGCAGGCTTCTTATTTATTGCCCGATATTCTTTCACTATCATAATCAATTGCTCCGCCAGGGTCAGCGCCTCTGCCTCTGTCAATTTTGCAATCTTGCAAATGACATTGGGCATTCCAGCACGGACTTTATCTAGGCGACTTGCAGCATCTAAATGCTTGAGAGCATCAACACTGGCAAATTCTTTGAGTCCTGCAAGGTCAATCAGATTCACCTGGTCGGTGACATCTTCCAGCAGGTCTAGGTTGGCATCTCGTTCTTCAAGGTAGATGGCAAATTCCCCATCGCCCGTGGCGTGGACGCTAAAGAGTGGCTCTCTATGTCTCATTTGCGCTCCAATGCCTGCTGCATCTTCTTCTGGCTAGAATCCCATTCCTGGGCCTGCTTAATGGCCTCATCCAGCGGGCTTGCGTCGTATCGTAGAACCGCCACGATAACCCCTAGAATCCCCGCTAAAGCGCCAATAATGACTATCTGGTCCATATGGACCCCCTTTCGTTTGGCGTAAGTATGGCCTACGCCCCTGACAGCCTATGGGCGACACGCCGATGGGGTCAATCTAGGGTTGTATTGACACTGTATGGACAAGGTGCTTTAATTGTCTTATCGGGCGAAGCGTAGTAGCCCAGAGAAACGGAAGAAGAAAATGGTCAGCACAACACGAATCACAAGCAATGTAAAAATTTCAGAGTTTCCTGAAATGGCAGATGCTTTACTAGATGCTTACAACAATAACAGTCAAAACCGTTGGGCAATTCTTGAGTTACTTGCAAAGCAAACAGAAGCAAAGCAAAACAAATTTTGGAAGTTTTATGATGCTTTTGTAGCCGAAAAAAACTGTGTAGTTATGGAGCAAGACAGTCGCATCGGTCTTATCAATCGCTTTTCTCCAAAGGCAGGTGCATAATCGTGGCACAACAATTTGACTGCGGTTTATTTGACCACACACAACGCACACATAATTTCAAAGCAACTAAACAACAGGCTGGTATTTACATCACCTGCTGTGGCGATGAAATCAAGTATTTCACATCGACAGAGTTCGGATTGTCAGATTCATTCGGTTGGTACATCACACAAGCCAATGGTAGTTTCAATGGCGACCGTTTCCAGACTCTTGCAGAAGCAAAAGAATATCTTACTCGCTACCACACAGTAAAGGTAGGTGCATAACAATGGCTAGAGCAGCGAAAACAAAGAACAATGCAGAACGCGATTTGATAATGCAGGGATTCTACTGGGCAACTGTTCGGTACTATCATTACAGCAACGGAGTTATTGACACTGACCGCATTGAAACATACAAGGGTCTGGTCAAAGAAGATGAAGGTACCAGCATCATCTGGTGCCATCGCAAAGGTGCAAGAACCAGATTCCTGTCAACAATCCTTACAACCAAAGCCCGTTTGATTTCAATTGAAAGAATGGAGATTGCATAATGAGAACAGAACAAGAACTGCTAGAAGCGCTAAAGAAGAATCGCGCAGAGCGAATTCGATTACTAGGAATGCAGGAAAAGAGCCAGTTGATTGGTCTGATTGAACGCCTTGGTCACTTCAACCTGGTGGATGAGGACATCGCCTGGCTTGAGCAGCGAGTCACTAAGGTCGGTGCATAATGCTAGACGTACTCTTTGGAATGCACCTTGGCGGCTGGAAGGCATATGTCCAATTTTGGTTTTGGACAGGTCTTGCTTTGATTATCGTTCTACGCTGGATGAAAAGGAATATGCGATGAGCGCAATGGGCAATTACTACTTAACTCTGCAAACCGATGCAATTGATTATCTTGCCGAGCAAGGCATTGATAAAGAATCACTTTGGGATGTTTCAGAAGATAGTTACCACTTTGTTGTGGCTCTTGCTGAGATGCACCGCAATGATGTCAGCATTGACACCATCAAGCGCATTATGAGCGAGGCGCATCTATGAGCGCGATGAGCAACTTGCATCTGCAACTGACAATCGCGATGGAACACACCGCTGACAAACTGCGCGAAGCCACCAATGATGGCAGTGGCGAGATTATGGAAGCCACCTGCAATACCGCAATTGAACTTCTTCAAGTTTGCGCTAATGCTTTTGCCGAAGTTCGTGAAGGGTCCAGCAATGGAAATTAGAAGATGCCCTAAATGCCATCAGATTGATTGGCAGCAAGGTTTTCATATCCCCTGCAACTGTAATCGAAAGGAGAAGAAATGAAGAAGATTCGCTCCGTCCGTGTTAGTGATTTGCTTTGGCAGAAGGTAAAAGCCAAAGCCAAGGCAGAGGATAAAACTGTCAGCGAAGTAATTACTAACGCGCTGCGTGACTATGTAAAACCTTAGAAATAAAAGAAAATCCCCTACACAGGAAAGGTGGCTGTGTAGGGGTTTTTCCTATCGCTAGGGGTAAAGATTATTGTTTATCTTGATTGCGTTTTATTTCGGCAAGTTCGGCGGCAATACTTGCATATGCTGCCAAATCTACGAAAGTGTCATCTTTAGAGTATTCGAAGTTTTGTTGCAGTCTGGCAATCTTCACCAGCGCCATACAGATTGCAACCTGCATTGGCGATACATCTGTCCCAAGATAGGCAGACCACAAGACTGCAATTCTTCTATGGTTCTCATAAGGTGCGCCGTAATCTTCTTGGCGGTCACCATACATCAGCCTTTCGGCTTCTTTAAGAACTTCCCCCCGTTTCATAAATTATTCCTCTTCGTCTAGGTCCTCAAGTTCGGTGTAAAGCGCTTCTTCGGTT